AGAAGCATTTTTTGAGTTAGAGTATCCTGGATATCAAAAGATAATGGTAGGCGATGGACCAATGCTTGAAACTTATAAGAAACAATATCCAGATGTTCACTTCACAGGGTTTAAAACTGGAAAAGATTTAGCAAGATACTACGCAAATGCTGAAGTGTTTGTATTTCCAAGTCGTTGGGAAACATTTGGCATTGTAATGATCGAAGCGATGGCTTGTGGTACTCCAGTTGCAGCATTCCCATGCGATGGACCACTGGATGTAATTGATCAGGCAGAGACTGGATTCATGAATGACAATCTTAGCGATGCAATTGATGGTTGTTTACAGTTAAATAGGGATAGAGTGTTAAGGGGTAGCCAGCGATGGAGTTGGGAAAATGCTTGGAAAATCTTCAAAAATAACCTAACTTAGGGATAACCCCACGATCTGTAGGGTTATTAACCCCCTAAACCCCTGTATCTACAGGGGTTTTTTTATTGCCAAAAAGTGCTTGTCTTTAATTGCATATTGCTGTATAATAGTTGTATGAAAATTGAAAAGGAACTGAAAATGAAGCAATTAAATGCCTACATCGCTAAGAAAAACCAATGGAATGCTATCTTCAAAAGCACTCAATATTGTTTAGACACTCATGCTGATCGTCAGCGTGTTGCAGATTGTATTGACTCTGATTTGAGTCCTGAGAATTTGACTTGCGATGGTGAACTTCCACGAAGTGTGGTTAACGCAAAATACAAAGAGTTGGTCTATGCTGCAAGTCAACTTAAGAAGTTGGATCCAGCAGTAAAATTTTATGAATTTGAGTAAGGATAGATTATGAAATATCGTGTAATTGTGAATGGTGTATCTTTCTATACGACAGGTGCAGCTATCAAGCGTGGTGTTGGTGATTCAGTTGGTGTGAATACAGTTGTTCGTCAGTTGTTTGAAAATATGTTTAATGCAATCGGTATTGCATCAACGATGACAGTGTATGACCACAAGATGAATCGTGTTTCTTATGATGTTCAAATTTCAAAGGTATAATTATGAGTAAAATGGCAGAATTAGCAATGGAAATTGATGACTTAATTGAACAAGGTATGTCTGCCAAATTTATCGCAATTAAACTTAACATTCCAATTCAAATGGTACAAGACGCATTTGAACAGCGTGAGAATTTAGAAATTGAAAAACAGTACGAGTTCTTGTCTTATGCAGATGAAATGGCAAACGATGATGCTCAATATTATGGAGAAGCATAATGAATATGATTATTGAAGAAAAGAATACAGTTGAGTATAAAGGCGAGATATTTGATCGCACTCATGGTAGTCCTTTTGATCGTGGTGCTGCTGATAGTTACTATCATCGTCCACTAAATCCTCATTGGTATCCAGAAGGCACTTACAATGGTGATCGTATAGAAGCAAAAGATATGCATGGGATTCAATTGCGTGCATATGCTATGGGTTATGAATTTAATGAAAGATTTGGAGATAAAAAGAGTTATGAATAAATTTGCAGTGAATAGAATGAAGACATCACGACAGGAAGAAATTATGCTTATCTGTCAAGAAGAATGTGCTGAAGTTGCGCAAGCGATAAGTAAAGTGTTTAGATTCGGAGTTGATGGTGAGCACTTGGGTGCTACGAATCGTGAACGACTCGAAGAAGAAATTGGTGATTTACTATGCATGATTGAAATGTTGACTGAAGAAGAAATCATCGATGCGAGTGCAGTTGCAAGAGCAGCACAAGCCAAACGAGCAAAGTTAGCCAAGTGGTCTAACATTAAGGAAATGGTATGATTCAAATAGAAAACCTAACCGAGTATCAAGTTGAGATGCTAGAGCATATGTGGTCATTGGATTCAGTGGAAGAATACGAGGAATGGTATAATCTATTGGATGATGAAGACCAGCAACTTGCAGACAGTTTGCAACAGATGATTATTCTCGCAGAGATGGATAATCTTATGGACGACTGCAAAGATGCAAAGAAAGCATTAAAGAAATTTGCCTTGTAAGAGAAAGACATGTATAATAAGACAATGAAACCTAGAAATCCAATAGCAAAGGATTTGCGCACTCCCAAATACCGCATGCGTGTAGTTGAGAGTAAGGTTCAGTACATTCGTCAACCTAAGCACAGAAAGGCAACAGATGAACTATGAGTACGAGTTAGTTCGGGAAGGATTGCGCAGGGTAATTACTGTTAGATCACAACCATACGATTTGGTGGAGTTTACAATCAAGCAAACTTCGTATAAGGAAGATGGTAAGATTTTAACAGACCATGGGCATACTACATTTTATGATACCAAAGAATTCTTATCATTTTTTGGTCCAATGATTGAAGATTTGAAAAAGGAAATTGATAATGCAAACAGTGTTCAAAACGGATAAAGAGTTTGACGAATTTAAAACATGGACTCTAGGAATTCTACATGACGACAAAATCAAAGATTTGTGTGTTACTTTTACCAAAAAAGATGGTACAACTAGAGATATGCGATGTACTCTCAGTGAAGGACGAATTCCAACAGACAAACAACCAAAAACCGAAGGAACAAGTACCAAGGATTCTGGATCCGCAGTTCGTGTCTTCGATACAGAAAAACAAGAATGGAGATCCTTCCGCTGGGACTCCGTAACGAAAGTGAGTTTTGAATTATGAAAATTTTATTCGTATTGATAGTAATATTGGTGTTGCTAGTTATATTTCCAATAGCAACAATTTGGTCTTTAAATACATTATTCCCTGCACTGGCAATTCCAGTCACACTTGACACATGGATGGCTACAGTTATTCTTGGTGGTGTAGTTGGTGGAACTAATGGTGTATCATTTGGGAGCAAGAAATGAACTACGCATTAACACCTGAACAGAAGAAAGATTTGCAAGGTGCTATTCAAGAGATTAGCAACTCAATGATTCGTAATGAAGCAGAACGAGATCTTATTCGAGAAATCGTTAAAGAACAATCTGATACATTGCAAATTCCAAAGAAAGTTATTTCCAAGATTGCAAAAACATATCATAAACAGAATCTTGCACAAGAAGTTGCAGACCATGAGGACTTCGTGGAACTATACGAGAAAATCACTTCAAAATAGTGCTTGTCTTTAATTGCGAATTGTGGTATAATAGATATTATATTATGGAGGTTACAAACCTATGGCTGTGAATACTGCAAAGCGTCGTGCAAAGAATAATGCAATTCTGTTGGCACAAAAGAAGTTCGAACCAACAATCGACCAGATTGATTTTACAACCAGTCTGAGTCGTGCGTTGGGTTACTACTCAGTGCACACTGGTTCAAAAGAACAGAAGATGTTTACGATTGAGTTCTTCTCAAAGAAAGAACCCAAGATTGCTAAACAACTTAAGAAACTCCCTGATTTTCATTTCCAGACATTTGGATCGTTGTGTCGTCTCATGACAAATGAGCAGACAGACTTAAAACAATTGTCTTCATACAGTCCATTCTTTACAAACAAGTTGAAAGAATTGCTCGCTAATGCTGCAAAATATATCGAAGAAGTTGAAGTTGTGAAAACACCAACCAATGTCATTTCTATTCAAGAACGAATGGAAGAGAAAGCCAGAGAACATGCTGGTGAGTTTGAGGGTGCAATTGATGAGTGGATTGTTACACGAGGTAAGAGTAATTTCTCTGCCAAGAACTATCTACTGAAGAATGAAATTGCAGCACCCATCGCTAAACGAATCGGTGAATTGTTTGTAGGTACTGCGCAAGAATTGCGTGAGGCACTTGATGGTGATGATGAACAACTCACTGAGGGTTACTCATATCTGACTAAACGAGAGCTAAAGAAGTTTGCAGAGTTCGTGGAAGAAATCATTGCTGACTGCCAACAACAAGTGCAGACTGCAAAAGCGAATCGCACTCCACGAAAGCGTAAGCCACAACCAGCAAGCAAGGTTGTTGCCAAGATGAAGTACATGAAAGAATTTGCTGATTTGAATCTTAAGTCAATCAAACCAGAGACGATTGTTGGATCGTCTGAGGTATGGGTATACAACACGAAGTATCGTAAGATAACTGTTTATAAAGCAATCAATGATGTGCTTACAGTTAAGGGTACTACAATTATCGGATTTGATGTGAAAGAATCCAAAACACAGATGTTGCGCAAGCCAGATGTATTCTTTAAGGGATTAACATTGGGCAAGCGACCATTGAATGGTGCTATGAAACCATTGACCACTACGGTAACTGTACCGAATGGTCGTGTCAATGAAGAATGTATTTTGCTGGGAGCGTTTTAATATGATATTAGTTGATTATAGTCAGGTGGCACTTGCAGCCATCCTTACCTTCCAGCGTGAGTTGAAAGGTAGTGAAGCAGAGGTAAAGAATCTTATTCGTCATGTGACTTTGTCCACTCTTAAATCATACAAGAAGAAGTATGGTAAAGATTACGGAGAGTTGGTCATCTGTTGCGATGGTCGTAAGTACTGGCGCAAGGAATTCTTCGAGTTCTACAAAGGTATGCGTAAGAGCAATCGTGACAAGTCAGATCTCGATTGGAAGTTGATCTTTGATACACTATCAGAGATGCGTGAAGACCTAGCCAAAGTATTTCCATATCGAGTACTCCATGTGGATCGTGCAGAAGCAGATGACATCATTGCAGTGCTGGTTAAGTATCTGCAAGAGAATCTTTTAGTTCAAGAGGGATTGGTAGAAGAGCCACAGAAGGTATTGATTCTGTCCTCTGACAAAGACTTTAAGCAGTTACAGTTGTTCAACAATGTAAAGCAGTGGTCTCCAATGCAGAAGAAATACATTACTGCAACTCATAAGGAAATCATCGAGCACAAGATTGAACATATTGTTAAGGGTGATACTGGTGATGGAGTACCAAACATCCTGAGTAAAGACGATGTATTCATGAAAAGTGAACGACAAAAGCCAATGAGTGCCAAACGACTACAAGAGTTTTTTGAGAATGGATTTACTGCATGTAAGAATGATGAAGAACGACGCAATTGGCAACGCAATGCAACCCTTGTTGACTTTGATCATATCCCTGCAGATGTAGCAGAAGACATTATCAAAGCATACATAAATACACAACCGAGTGGTGATAAGATGACTATCATGAACTATTTGATCGAACATCGTTGCCGTTTACTATTAGACGAACTAGAGGATTTTTAATGAAACAATATTTGACCGAAATGCTTAAAGAGATCAATGACGATCCAAAAACAATTGAGAAGCATAAAGATGAATTTCTATTGAAGGTATTGTTTGCACATAACTTCTTACCATCTTACAAGATGCTTCTTCCAGAGGGAGAACCACCTTTCAAACCTGCTGACCAGCCAGTTGGAATGTGTGACACAAATTTATTTCTTGAAGCAAAAAAAATGTATGTGTTCATGCGTCAAGACTTGAAACCAATTAAGAGAGAATCTCTGTTCATTGGTTTGTTAGAAGGTATCCATCCTACTGAAGCTGCAATTCTTATTGCAGTTAAAGACCAAAAGTTGCAGAAGATGTATCCAAAGATTACATGGAAACTAGTGGCAGATGCAGGTATTATTCCTGCAGTTGCTCAGTGGAAAGAAAAGGTTGCCTTGCAACCAAAAAAGTAGTATAATAGATTAACCGAAACTTATTATGAATGGAGTGAACTATGCCTAATTGGTGTTACAATACCGCAACCTTGCACCACGATGACAAAGCCAGAATCGATGCATTTGAAGCAGAACTATCTAAAGAAGATAGTCAACCACTGAATCATCTACGACCTAATCCTGCTGGTGAGTGGGACTATGGTTGGTCAGTTGATAACTGGGGCACGAAATGGGATGTTTCCATTCATGATTGGGAACGAGAAGATGACAATTGTATTGTCTTACACTTTGACTCAGCGTGGTCTCCCCCAACTACACTCTATGAATTCTTAGAAACAGAAGGATGGTCTGTTCGTGCAATGTATCATGAACCTGGAATGGGATTTGCTGGTCGTTTCGAAGATGGATTTGATCAATACTTTGAGATGGATTGGACAGATCGTGCTTCAATCGAAGACTTACCTGAAGACATTCTTGACTTTACCAATGCTCTTGAAGACTTAGAACGATACGAAGAAGAGCAGTTCGATGAAGAACTACAAGAGTTGGAACGAACAGAGTGGTTCGATGCATCAGTAAACCCTGCTCATGTTGGTCGCTATGAAGTAACTACTGTTGCATGGGACTTTCCTCAGTATTGTAACTGGGATGGTAAAACATGGAGTCGTTGGGATGGTGATGATTTAGTAGTCACTAAATGGCGAGGACTCGCTGAAGAGTATTGGGATGCAGCAAAAGAGTTAGATAAGATTATCGAGGATTCGAAAGCGTAAAGTGAAGAAGTTTGCTATATTATGGTTGTTGCTTTGTGCCAATGCTTACGCAGATGTTTCGTTTGGAACTGGCGAAGCACCTGACTGTGATATAGCAAAAGCATATGCAGTCAGTGATGCAATCGAACGATATGCTGAGAAAGAGTTTGAGGTAAAGAAACAACATATTTGCAGAGAACGAAATGCAGAAGGCATTGACTGCGAATATGTTAAGAAGACTGAGGTTGAATCTGCTGGTACTCTGAAGAGAGTTATAACAGAAAAGATTAAACCGAAGAAAAGTAAATTTGTAGATACATGTGTTGTTGAAGTCAAGGTTGAACTTGAACCAAGCAGACCACTAGCAGGTGACATTGAGAATGCAAGTAACTTTGCAGTCAATGGGCAACAATACAAGTTTGATGTTATTACTAGAGAGCCATTGTATGTATACTTGTTCAGTGTTTACGGAGACAAGATGCATATCATGTATCCCTATGATGGAATTAAGAGCAATCTTATCGATGGAAAGTTAGTACTACCGAATGGTATCTGGTGGAACGCAGACATTATGTCTAACGATCCAGAAAGTAAAGATACACTGATGGCAGTCTTTTCCAAAGTTAAGATTACTTTTAGAAGCAGTATGACGAGAGATGAGATTTATCGACAGATTTCGTCAGTGCCTATTAATGCTAGGCGAGTGGTGTACCACAATTTTGTGATTAAACGGAGAACTTGAAATGAAATATATTATGACTTGTGTAATGGCATCTATGGTATTACTATCTGGATGTTCAACCTTTAAGGCAGATCCCAACAAAACAGTTGAGATCCCATCCAACAAACTCGATAACATTCCTCAGTGGTATCTTGCAAAAGATCCAGATGACACGAAGTTTATCGTAGTCACTGCAACTGATGTATCGAAAGATATGCAGTTCGCCATCGACAAAGCAACACTCAATGCTAAGATTCAACTCGCTGCACGATTGAAGACAGATGTGGATTCTGTTACTCGTGAGTCTACACTTGAGACTGCTGGATCAGGTTCTGCTGTTGAACGAGAGATCGATCGTGTATCAAAGGTTCGTGTAAAGCAAGCCATTGGTATGTTCAAACGAGAGAACATTGCTGTGTTCAAAGAGGGTGATGTATATCGTGCATATGTGCAGTTTAAAATTGCAACAGAAGATG